GGCCCTGTAAAATAACTCGGCCGATTTTTCTCGGAATAAACTACTTTTTTGATGGTAGTTAACTACTGCAAGTCGCTGATTTCCATCAGGATTCGGTTCGGAGAAGGAAAAGTGCATTCTGGTCACGGTCGCGGCGAGGCTTCCAAGGTGTTGATATATATATAAATTAATACAAAAAAAATAAAATAAGGCGTTTTTTTGGCACACTACCTCTAAATCACTAGCCACGCGCGAGATATGTCAACCTGTTTACATAACTAAATAAAAACGCGTTGAAAAATAACTTTAAGTTGCCTAGTGTTTTGGGGGTACTTATTAAAAAAAACAACTTTTTTCTCTAGTCATTGATTTTAAAGGACTTTTTCCGTGCCCAAAAAACCCGTTTTTTCTAGTCATTGATTTCAAAGGACTTTTTTTCCTGAATTTTTTCTAGTCATTGATTTTGAACAAGTTTTTCCCTCCACACCCGTGGCAAACCAGCACAAAACCACCTAAAACTTAAATCCTGTCAAGTTTAAATGTGTCGCGCTGTAGAATAGCCAAACTTAAATTCCAGCCACCTATAAAATAGCTAAACCTATTTTAAATTCGCCAGAAAATGCGCTAGGCAAATTCCAACATGTTTAAATTCTACAAACCGCGCGCAAACCACGACGAAATAAAAACATGTTGAAATTTACCTGCCAAACCCAGGACCCGGCTCCCACCAGACCGTGGGAATCCTCCACCCAAACATATCTAAATTCCAACAAGTTTAAAAATAACACCATCGAGCACACCTACCCTGCGTACTTGACATAAGGTTTTGACTAGCGTACAATGGTACTTATCAGATGGAAGTTCGCCTTCCACTGGTGCAAACGGGAGGTTACATTGTGTAACTTACCTCAACAAAAACGTGGAGATATTCAGATGAGCGACTTAAACGGTTATGTGTGTTTCTACAATCGTAAGCGGTATGAAGTCCGTGCGCGGACCTCGCTGGAAGCGCAGACTGCGGCAGCCAAGGTTTTCAAGGTGAAGAAAGCTTACCAAATCGCCGTGGTGCTGGCTGAGCAGGATGGCAAGCCGGTGATGCATAGCACTGCCAGTTTAGGGTAGGTTACATTGTGTAACCTGACCCAACAAACCGACAACAGAGCGTGGAGATATTCAGATGATTGAAGTTACCTGTTACCAGACATCGGATGGCGTTATTCACAGGGACGTGCTCACAGCCAAGAGCCACGCTGACAAGCGTTATGGTGAGAAGCTAGTGCCTCTCGCCCGCGCGATGGCTGACGTGGGCAAATACATGGCTGCGATAGACTTCATTGAGATGAATCTGGACGTGTTTGTGGAGTTGCGCGCGTTGCGCGACGATATGGACTTGCTGCGGTGTGAAGAAGTTGAATAGGTTACATTGTGTAACCTGACCCAACGAAAGGAGAACTACCAATGACCCCACAAGCGCGAGTTAACGCAAGCCTGGCACGGCTGGCACGGCAGTCATCGCTCTGGCGCGCCGCCATACCCCTCATCAGTGTGCAAGTTACCCGGCGCACCAACACAGCCACCACGGTGGGCGATCAGGTACGCATCAACCCCCAGTTCGTCACGGGGCTGACCCCTGCCGAAACCGACGCCATCCTCGCCAACGCGATGGGTGGGATTCACACCATCCGAGACATTCTGAATGTGGAGCAGCGAGCATGAAAACTACCACCATCACCCTCCCCGGCAAGTTTCAAGGCGAGCCACTGTGGGTGCCCTACCTGTGGGCGCAGGACGCCGATCAGGACTTTTACGACGGCGCCGACACACTGTACCGGGCGTACAAGATCGCCACCCGAGATGTGCTGTTTTACCCTGACCTGCGGGGAGTGTTCGCCGTGGTGCTCACTGAGTCCGACGATGGCTTCGTCCACGCCAAGACGTTCGCCACCAGCTATGCGCTGGGGGTGTTCATCAACGAGTGTGAGTTGGAAGCTGAGACGGAGGAGCTTGGTACCGACGCCTAAGTTACACAATGTAACCTGAATCAGACCATTAACCGCCGCACTCTGCGGCACCAGTGAGGGAGCAACCATGCAAACCAAAACGATCACCACCTACAGCTTTGCCGAGTTGTCAGATGAAGCCAAGGAAACCGCACGCAATTGGTGGCGTGAGCAAGGGCTGTACTATGAGTGGTACGACTGCACGTTCGACTACGCCAAGGAGGTGGGCGCTGTGCTGGGTATCGACATCGACAAGATTTACTTCAGCGGCTTCTGGTCCCAAAGTGATGGTGCTAGTTTTGAAAGCAGCTACCGCTACAAGCCCGGCTGGCGCAAGGCACTGCGCAAACACGCCGGTGGTGATGACCTGAAGGAACTGGAGCGCATCGGTGTGGAGCTTCAGCGCGCGCAGCGGTTCGCGTCGTACCAGATCACCGCCAGCACCCGCCAGCACGGACACTACATGGGCGGTATGGTGGTGGACGTGGAGCTAGGCGATCCGCCCGGCGGTGATGGCTGGCCCACACTCGAAGGGTGCCCGCATCTGTGGGAGGAACCAGTCAAGGACGCACTCAACGACTTCGCCCACTGGGTCTACCGCACCCTCGAAAAAGAGTACAAATATCTCGACTCGGACGAACATGTGGACGAGATGCTGACCATCAACGAGTACGAGTTCACGGCGGAGGGCAAGGTAGCATGACAGCCGAGACAGCCGAGACAGCCGAGACAGCCGAGACAGCCGAGACAGCCGAGACAGCCTGGGCGCACCTGCCCAACGCCAAGCACATTGACGCTGTGCTGGCGGACGTGAAGGCAAGGCCGGAGGCTTGGACCACAGCACGGACCGCAGCATGGGACGCAGCACGGACCGCAGCATGGCGTGCAGCACGGACCGCAGCACGGACCGCAGCACGGACCGCAGCATGGGACGCAGCACGGACCGCAGCAGGGGACGCAGCACGGACCGCAGCACGGACCGCAGCACGGGACGCAGCATGGGACGTAGCATGGGGCGCGATAGCTGCCCTTGTCACTTGGGACTCCAGCGCAGACCTGCTGGACTGCACCCCCGACGTGCTGCGCACCATGATTGACCTGGCCGAGCCGCCCGTGTGCCATCAGGCGGCACTGCTCCTGCCCTCCGCCATCGTGAGGTTCGGACAATGACCAAGACAGCATGGGCGCACCTGCCCAACGCCAAGCACATCGACGCGGTGCTGGCGGACGCTCGCAAGAGGCCGGGGGCATGGGACGCAGCATGGGACGCAGCACGGCGTGCAGCATGGGGCGCACCTGCCCAACGCCAAGCACATCGACGCGGTGCTGCTGCTGCCCTACGCCATCGTGAGGTTCGGACAATGACCAAGACAGCATGGGGCGCAGCACAGCGTGCAGCACGGGACGCAGCACGGGACGCAGCACGGACCGCAGCACGGACCGCAGCACGGGACGCAGCATGGGACGTAGCATGGGACGCAGCACGGGACGCAGCATGGGACGCGATAGCTGCCCTCGTCACTTGGGACAGCAGTGCCGACCTGCTGGTGTGCACCCCCGACGTGCTCCGCACCATGATTGACCTGGCCGAGCCGCCCGTGTGCCATCAGGCGGCACTGCTCCTGCCCTACGCCATCGTGAGGTTCGGACAATGACCATGACAGAAACGCTCATATGGTCCGGTGTCCTTGCCGTGATCTGGGGCGCGGCAGCGTGGTACGTCGCCGGCATCTTCGACCACAAACCCTAACCACTTGACATAAGCATGTAGCCTGTGTATAATGACGGTTAGTAACTGAGGGTGCAGGACTACACACCCCAGGTTACACCGATGTAACTTACGACAACCAGTAACCGCCGCATCTTGCGGCACTATAGAGGAAGTGACCATGAGTAACACCATTCAACCGTCACAGTACGATCCGGCAGACTTGCGAGGGCTACCGCCGGCACCTGTGACACCCGAAGAAGTTCTGCTGCTGTCGCGGGCACTGGTGTGCCTTGTGCAGAGATACCCTGAGATGGTGGAGGTATGTGCTGCCATCGCCAAGGACGCCGTGGCCCAGCGCAACTTGGTAGATGATGTAGTAACTCCGTACAGGGGGCTGTATCTGTGCAGCCGTACCAGCTTGGGGGTTCTCAGTAACGCGCAGCCATGTGAGGAAGCCAAGCGCGTGCTGGTGCGCACTCGTGCCAGAGCATATATGGAGGAGTGGGCAGTGGAGATTCCAGACCTGCCAGCCTTCGTGACCAAGTATGGCCGGTGCATCTTGGGTTGTGATGACAGCGGCTTCTGTACGGTAGAGATTTACGACGACTACAGAGAGTAAGCTGGAATGGCAGCCAAGACAGAATGGGCACACCTGCCCAACGCCAAGCACATTGACGCCGTGCTGGCGGACGTTCGCAAGAGGCCGGAGGCTTGGGGTGTTGGCGGCAGCGAGGACTACACTGCTGTAGCACTCGCGGCTTGTGTGCGGAATGTTGTACTGTGTGACCGACGCAAAGTTGCCAGACATGCTGCGCTGAGTGCTGCACAGAAAGCACTACAGCACGAAGAATGGTCAACACGCAGACACAAAAAATGGGCAGAAGTAACATACGTCACCGATGCACTCATCGCGTGGGACAGCACTGCCGACCTGCTGGACTGCACCCCCGACGTGCTCCGCGCGATGATCGACCTGGCCGAGCCGCCCGTGTGCCATCAAGCGGCACTGCTCCTGTCCTACGCCATCGTGCGCAGTAATGACAAGTAGTTACACAATGTAACTTACGACAACACATTCAACCAGTGAAAGGAGTACACCCATGAGCATCCGCGATGTTCCCAGTCTTGCAACCTACGAACAGGCCCGCGAACGGTGGGCGAGCACAAAACCCTGGCGTGGTAACAGAGATTTTCAGAGGCACATCAGACCACTCGGGCTGCGCAGAGACCGGCGTGTAACTATCTCCTCGACCGATGTGCTGGGCAGTCAGGTGGTGTGCCGGCTGTACAACACCCGCTGTGTGATCTTCAACAGCGACGGCACCATCGAGATCAACGGCTGGCCGAGTAAGTCCACGGTGACGTTCATCGACAACCTGGTAGGTAGGCACGTCAGACCTCTGCGCATGTGCGGTGCCTACCTTGTGTACGGTGGTGGTGTGGTGTCAGGATATGACATCAAGATCAGGCCTACCGGCAATGGCGCACCCGCTGAGGTGCTGAAGTCCAAGCCGTTCACGTTCCACAAACTGAACCGCCAGAAAACCAACGCGTTCTTCAAGTCGCTGCGATGGGGCGAGTTCAGGACGTGGGCGCTGACAGCCTACGACATCCTGAACGGTGACTTGGAAGCGTTGTACGCCGCTGCGGTTGAGGCGTTCCCGGAGATTCATGCCATCGGCGGGTTTGATTTCCACTACTCGCCAGCTATCTGCCGTGCTGGTGGGCAGCAGCTTGTGGCTGCGCTGCGCAAGTCTATCCACCACAACAACATCCGCCAACTGCGCGACACCGAGGAGGTAGCCTACTGCACAAGCTATGAAGATTACATGCGGCGAGTACAAGCAACCCGCCGGGCAAGCTGAAGTTACACCGATGTAACCTGAACCATTGACCAACAAACCAGTGAGGAAATGACCATGATGACGATGAAACTTTCCGACGCGATGGACATGGTGCGCCATGTCGTGATGGACATGAACGAAGTGCTGATGCTGTGGGGTCCGCCGGGCTGTGGCAAAACGGAAGGGGTGTCACAGATTACCTTCGACTACAACGCTGTACTGTCTCCACACCATCTTGGGCAGTACGACACGGTGGATATGCGAGGGTACCCGAAGGACGAAGGCAACCAGATGGTGTGGCTCCCTGCGAAAACCCTACCGTTTGTGGGCAACGATGCGTTCCCGGATGACCGCCTGATCGTGCTGTTTCTGGACGAAGTGAACGCAGCACGTCCGGCTGTGGCTGCGGTGGCGTACCAACTGATCCAGGAGCGGCGCATCGGTGAGCACATCCTCAAGCCCAACGTGAGGATCGTCGCAGCAGGCAACCGCGAAGGTGACAAGGGCGTCGTCAATTCCATGCCCCTGCCCTTGGCCAACCGCATGACGCACATCGAGGTGGCGATGGACCATGAGTCGTGGATCAACTACCACCTGGACAGCGGCGGCGACCCGATCTTTGCGGCGTTCTTCATGTACAGGCCGGGACTGATCTGCACGTTCGATCCCTCGCGTCCGGCCAAGGCGTTCGGGACGTACCGGTCGTGGTCCAAGGCGTCGCGGTTTTACACCAGCCCCATGCCTCACGCACTGAAGGTAGCGGCGATCACCGGCACGGTGGGTGATGGCGAGGCGGCGGAGTTCTTCGGGTTCGTGGACATCGTGGACAAGATGCCCGACCTGGGCGACATCATCAAGCGCCCGACCAAAGCGGCGTTGCCCGATGGGGTGGGCATGTCCTACGCGGTGAGTGTCAGCCTGTCCGCACGAATGGACGCGAAGGATACCAAGACGCTGGAGGCCATCGACACCTACCTTCGCCGCTTGGCGCCTGAGTTCCATGCGTGTGCCTGGACGCTGGCTGCACGCCGGTCGCCGTTCATCCTGACTACGCCGCAAGGCGCCAAGTTCTGCAAGGAGCACAACCACAGCATGACGGTGGAGTAGAGCGATGAGTGAGAAACCATGGGCGCACCTGCCCAACGCCAAGCACATCGACGCGGTGCTGGCGGACGCTCGCAAGAGGCCGGGGGCATGGAACGCAGCATGGGACGCAGCATGGGACGCAGCATGGGACGCAGCATGGCGTGCAGCATGGAACGCAGCACGGCGTGCAGCATGGGACGCAGCACGGGACGCAGCACGGGGCGCAGCATGGGACGCAGCATGGGACGCAGCACGGGGCGCAGCATGGCGTGCAGCATGGCGTGCAGCATGGCGTGCAGCATGGGACGCAGCACGGGACGCAGCACGGACCGCAGCACGGGACGCGATAGCTGCCCTTGTCACTTGGGACTCCAGCGCAGACCTTCTGGACTGCACCCCCGACGTGCTCCGCACCATGATTGACCTGGCCGAGCCGCCCGTGTGCCATCAGGCGGCGCTGCTCCTGCCCTACGCTATCGTGCGTAGTAACAACAAGTAGTTACACCGATGTAACCTGGAGATTCACATGAACATTGACGAACAGGTAAGCACGGCCAAGCGGCGGCTGCTGGTGCGGTCGCCGTTCTGGGGGACGATCATCCTCAACACACCGATGAAGGTGACACACTCGGTACCTACCGCAGCCACGGATGGGCGGACGATCTTCATCAACCCTGACTTCATTGGCAAGCTGAACGTCGCCAAGACGGAGTTCGCACTGGCGCACGAAGGCGGGCACATTATCTTGGAACACCCGCTGAGGCTCGGTCACCGGATACCACGTATAGCCAACATGGCAGCGGACTACTGCCTCAACCATATGCTGGTAGAGGATGGCATGACCTTCATCGAGGGCGGCTGCCTCGACCCGCGCTACACCACGACGATGGAGCAGGTGTACGAGATGCTGCTGTCCGAGCAAGCGAAGGGCGGCGACTCAGGCGAAGGTGACGGTGACGGGGGTATCGGACCTGACCTGATGCCGGCCAACATGTCCGACCTGGAGCAGCAGTTACACACACAGAAGATACGCCAGATCGTTGCACAGGCTGCAACGGTTGCCCGGATGGCCGGCAAGATGTCGGCTGGGCTGGAGCGGTTGGTCAATGAAGTGCTCCAACCCAAGGTGCCGTGGGCGGATGTGCTGCGGAACTTCATGCAATCCACTTCGCGGGATGACGAGTCGTGGTCACGCCGTAACCGACGCATCACTGAGGTGTATCTGCCCGAATCCTACAGCCTACGGCTGGGGTCATTGTGCGTGATCGGCGATGTGTCGGGGTCGATCAGTGACGAGGACTGGGCACAGGTGATGGCCGAGGTGCTGGCGATGGCCGAGCGGACACAGCCTGAAGTGTTGCGCTTGGTGACAGCGGACACCGACGTGACCGGTGACGTGGTGTTGGACCGGGATGCCATCACACGAACGGCTATGGTCGGCGGCGGTGGGACCGACATGCGTGTACCGCTGGAGTATGTCGAGCAGTACAGCCCGGACGTGGTGGTACTGTTGACCGACGGCTATACCCCGTGGCCTGATTGCGAGCCGCCCTACCCGCTGATCGTGTGCTGCACGACGGACGCGGACGTGCCGGTGGGGCAGGTGGTGAGGATGCACGCATGACAACCAAGACAGCATGGGCGCACCTGCCCAACGCCAAGCACATCGACGCGGTGCTGGCGGACGTGAAGGCAAGGCCGGAGGCTTGGACCACAGCACGGGGCGCAGCAGGGGTCACAGCATGGGACGCAGCATGGGCCGCAGCAGGGGACGCAGCACAGGACGCAGCACGGGACGTAGCACAGGGCGCAGCACGGGACGCAGCACGGGACGCAGCACGGTATGCAGTGTGGAACGCAGCATGGGACGCAGCACGGACCGCAGCACGGAACGAAGCATGGGACGTAGCATGGGGCGCAGTATGGGGCGCAATACGCGCAATCATCGCCTGGGACAGCGCCGCCGACCTGCTGGAGTGTACGCCTGACGTGTTGCGCGCGATGATTGACCTGGCCGAGCCGCCCGTGTGCCATCAGGCGGCACTGCTCCTGCCCTACGCCATCGTGAGGATGCACGCATGACCACTACCGCATGGGCGCACCTGCCCAACGCCAAGCACATCGACGCGGTGCTGGCGGACGCTCGCAAGAGGCCGGGGGCATGGGACGCAGCACAGCGTGCAGCACAGCGTGCAGCATGGGGCGCAGCACGGCGTGCAGCAGGGGACGCAGCATGGGACGCAGCATGGGACGCAGCACAGCGTGCAGCATGGGACGCAGCACAGCGCGCAGCATGGGGCGCAGCACGGACCGCAGCATGGGGTGCAATAAGTTCACTCATCGCCTGGGACAGCAGCGCCGACCTGCTGGAGTGTACGCCTGACGTGTTGCGCGCGATGATTGACCTGGCGGAGCCGCCCGTGTGCCACCAAGCGGCGCTGCTCCTGCCCTACGCTATTGTGAGGTTCGGGACATGATCGAGGTGGAGACCGTGTACACACTCCGGGCGTACTTCACTTACGACGATGTGTACGTTGTGCTCGACCCGGTACTGACTGACACACTGGCCAACCTGTTCCTGGTGGTGTGTGGTTACAAGTTTGTGGTGTTGGAGGATGCAGGCATGTTCATACCCACTACCGTTATTAAGTGGTGGTTCAACCCCCCGGTGAATGTCGTGATGGGCACCCCCGGAGAGATGCGCCTGCCGCTGCCCATCGTCCGGTTCGCTACACTGGAACAGGCCGCGACCTACATTGATATCATTCAGAAGTGAGGATGCACGCATGACCACTACCGCATGGGCGCACCTGCCCAACGCCCGGCATATTGACGCCGTGCTGGCGGACGCTCGCAAGAGGCCGGGGGCATGGGACGCAACATGGGACGCAACACGGGACGCAGCATGGGACGCAGCATGGGCCGCAGCACGGGGCGCAGCACTGACCGCAACACGGGGCGCAGTACGGATCGCAGCACTGACCGCAGCATGGGACGCAGCACGGGTCGCAGCATGGGCCGCAGCACAGGCCGCCATAGCCGCACTATCCACATGGGACTCCAGCGCGGACCTGCTGGAGTGCACACCCGACGTACTGCGCGCCATGATTGACCTGGCGGAGCCGCCCGTCTGCCATCAAGCGGCGCTGCTCCTGCCCTACGCCATCGTGCGTAGTAACGCGAAACAGGAGGTTACATGATGTAACATGCTAAGCACTACCTATTAACCATTACACTTTATTTGAGGAATGAACCATGGACAACGCACTGGTAGTAAACCTGAACATCAGCATGTGGTCTGGTCACAAGCTCGACAAGGCCAAGACTTCCGAAGTGAACCACAACGCGAACGCGGACAGCGACGCATCGCGCGTCAACAAACACCTCGTCAGCAAGACCAGCATGGCTGACATCGTGAAGTGCTCCGGCGCCCTGCGCCAGTACGTCTACCGGGCCACGCTGCCGTGGGGTGACAACGGTGACCGCCTGATCGGCGCGTCCGGGTACATGGTGTTCGTGGAGGAGTTCGCCAAGCTCAAGCAGCAGTTCGACGAATCGGTACGACACTTCATTGATGTGCTGTATCCGGCGGAGCGTGCCCGTGCCCAGTTCAGGATGGGTGACATGTTCGTGCCGAGCGACTACCCCGAGCCGGACTACCTGCACCACAAGTTCGCCGTTGCACTGGATGTTCATGGTGTGCCGGCGGCGACCGACCTGCGGGCGCAGTTGCGTGAGGAAGATATCCAGTACCTGCGAGCAGAGATCGAGAACAACAATACCGCCAAGTTGCGCACGGCCATGCAGACCCTGTGGCAGCGTCTGTTCGATACGGTCTCTCACTTTGCCGACCGGATGCAGGAGGATGAGAAGTTCAAGGACGCCACGGTACGCAACCTGCACCGGCTGATGGATGAAGTACCTGCACTCAACATCTCGGGCGACCCTGCCCTGGACGAACTGTGCGAAGAACTCAAAGCCAAGCTGGCAGGGCTGGAAGCCGCCACCCTGCGCACGTCGCCCGTCGCTCGGGAGCAGGCACGCAAGGCCGCTGCAAGTATCGCGTCGAAGATGTCCGGCATGATGGCTGCGTTCAACTGAGGATGCACGCATGACCAAGACAGCCTGGGCGCACCTGCCCAACGCCCAGCACATTGACGCTGTGCTGGCGGACGCTCGCAAGAGGCCGGGGGCATGGGACGCAGCACGGACCGCAGCACGGACCGCAGCACGGGACGCAGCATGGGACGCAGCACGGCGTGCAGCATGGGCCGCAGCATGGGACGCAGCACGGACCGCAGCACGGGACGCAGCATGGTGCGGAGCACAGCGTGCAGCACGGGACGCGATAGCTGCCCTTGTCACTTGGGACTCCAGCGCAGACCTGCTGGAGTGCACCCCCGACGTGTTGCGTGCGATGATCGACCTGGCCGAGCCGCCCGTGTGCCACCAAGCGGCGCTGCTTTTACCTTACGCTATTGTGAGGATGACGAAATGACCAACATGAACAATGACAGTACACTGAACGAAGTCGTAACCCGAATGCGCCGTGTCGAGACCCGACTGACGGCCTACATGGCGAGCCAAGGGGTGGAGTTCAACGCCCGGCCACGCTGGGTGCCGGAAGATTCTGGTGCAGGGCATATCGAGTTGACCGCCCTGACTGCCTCGCTGACCGTCTGCCTCTCCGTTGTCCCGAAGGACTACCCGTTCGAGGACGTGGACGTGATGCACGGCGGGCGGGTGGTGGCTGTGCTGTATCTGGAGGGGGCTGGACAATGACAACCAAGCCAGCATGGGCACACCTGCCCAACGCCCGGCACATTGACGCCGTGCTGGCGGACGCTCGCAAGAGGCCGGGGGCATGGGACGCAGCACGGACCGCAGCACGGGACGCAGCACTGTACACAGCACGGACCGCAGCATGGGACGCAGTACGGGGCGCAGTACGGACCGCAGCACGGGACGCAGTATGGGACGCAGCAGGGGACGCAGCATGGGACGCGATATCTGCCCTTGTCACTTGGGACTCCAGCGCAGACCTTCTGGACTGCACCCCCGACGTGCTGCGCGCGATGATTGACCTGGCCGAGCCGCCCGTGTGTCACCAAGCGGCGCTGCTGCTGCCCTACGCCACCGTGAGGTTCGGGACATGAGCCGCATCCGACTGGACATCACCACCGACGCGCACATTGCCGCACTGCCCAACGCCAAGCGCAGCCGCGAATATTTCCTGGGTAGCGGGCTGTGTCTGGTGACCATGAAGAACGGCAAGCGGAAGTTTGTGGTGTACGCACGGGCCGTGTCCATCGCTGGCTGGGTGAAGTCCAAGCCACACCTGATCGGCTACTGGCCCACTGTTGGCATCGCCGCAGCCCGCACCTTCGCTCGGGAGTATCGCGCACTAGCTACCCAACAGAGTAAAATCGTTGAGGTGCAGCGCGTACCAGTGAGCAGACCCTGCGACCCCGTCACACTGCAAGACGCGCTCCACACACCTTGGGAAAAAGGATATTGATATGGCACGAACCTACTCAAACGAAGAAATAGCACAAATTATCCATGACGCAGGTGGACCTAAAACCACCTACGCCGAACGCATCCTGCGGCAGGCAGCCGACACCCTCAAGCAACGCGGACAGGTGTACGACAGCCCCGAAGGTGAACGCAGTATGGGCAAGACGGTCACCGCGTTCAACACGATCACTGGCAACAACTTGACCGAGGCCGAGGGCTGGCTGTTGCTACAACTGTTGAAGGATGTGCGGCAGTGGTCGAAGGAGGCCTATCACGAAGATAGTGCTGTGGACTGTGTGAACTACGCCGCACTCAAGGCCGAAGCACTGGCAGCCAAGTAGCTGCTGTGATACAGTGACCTGCACCACCCACGATGGACTGACAGTATGTACGCAGATGTAGCGATTAAAGTGTTGGACGAGAGGATCGGGCTGCCTGAATACGCCACGATGGGTAGTGGTGCAGTCGATCTCAAGGCGTGCATCGAGCAGTCCATCCGCATCCTGCCGGGTGGGGTCAAGACGCTACCTACGGGACTGGCTGTGGCTCTGCCGGATGGGTATGGCATGTTCATCTCCTCGCGCAGTGGTCTGGCCATCCAGCACGACATCATCGTGCTCAATTCTCCGGGTCTGATCGACAGTGATTACCGAGGAGAAGTGCGGGTGGTCTTGAAAAACACAGGGGATACTGTATTCTTTATCCACCCTGGTGCGCGTATCGCTCAGGCGTTCATCGTTCAGCTTCCACGCATTCGGTGGTTGCCTGTGGGTGATCTGCCGGATACAGAGCGTGGCGCTGGTGGGTTTGGTCACACAGGAACATGAGGAAACCATGAGCACATCTTACGAAGTACATCCGGGTATCGAGATTCCCCCGGTGCAGCGCATCGGTCGGCGCGGCAGCAAGTACCCCTTCGCCACCATGTCGGTGGGGGAGATGTTCTTCATCCCTACCGATGAAGTCCCCAAGTCATTCAGTTCGCAACGCAATGCCGCACAACGGCGCCTGACCCGCAAGTTCGTCTCGCGCCGGGCCGTGCTGAACGGTGTCGAAGGTGTGGGCTGCTGGCGCACGGAGTAATGTAGTACACCCCGCCGACAAGGTAGGTCGGCGGAGTATTTAAGTAGCTTGAGGTGTAGCATGTGGGATTCCGCCAAGTACATGGCGTTCGACTTCGAGACATCTGGCACCCTGCCAGAGTATGCCTTGCAGCCGTGGCGCATCGCCGCCGGAGATACATGGGCCACAAGCTTGGCCACGGTGCGCAGAGTGGCCGGCACCGCGCAGGTGGGTGGTGGTCTGTGTGTTGGGGCCGACGCACTGCCACCCAAGCACTACATCCGGGACATGCTTCAGCAAGCCATCGACGAACAGATCACGCTGGTGGCGTGGAACGCACTGTTCGACATCGCGATCCTGATCGGCTATGGCTTTCAGGACATGGTGTTCCAGTGCAAATTCCTGGACGCCATGCTGCTGTGGAAGCATGTGCACACCTTCCCCGAGTACGACACAGCGCGCGACAAGAAATTCCACTACGGTCTCAAGGCTGCCGTGGCGCAGTACATCCCTACCCATGCAGGGTATGAGGCGGACGTAGACTTCCACAGCACCGACCCCGACGATCTGAAACATCTGCACAATTACAACGTGCTGGACTCTGCGCTGACGCTGCGCCTGGCACAGATGTTCTACACCCAGCTCGCCGCCGAGCCTCCCCGGTTGAAAGCTGCCATGATTGAGGCGCAGTGCCTGCCGTTGGTGGCCTGGGCGAACTGGCATGGCATCCCGATGGACCGGGCGGCGCTCGCTACCCTGGGTAACGATCTGACCACTGAAGCAGCCGCCGCACTGGCCGAGCTGGCACCGCACGGCATCACCGAGAAGATCGTCCGATCCCCCAAGCAGTTGTCGAAGGTGATGTTCGAGGACTGGGGGCTGCCAGTCTTGAAGCAGAACACATCCAAGAAAACCGGCAAAACCACCGACTCGACTGACAAGGAAGTGCTGCACGAGCTGTCATTCATTGACCCTCGTGCCAAGTACCTGCGGCAGTACCGTGAGGCGCTGGGAAATAAGACCAAGTTCGTGGACGCACCGGAGGTGTCCGCCGAGTACAACGGGGACGGCAAGAGCCACCCGCTGGCCATTGTGTTCGGCACCTACACAGGCCGCATGACCTATGCCAGCAAGCAGGGGCGGAACAAGGACGAGCGCCAGATCGGCTTCGCCCTGCACCAAGAGAAGCGTGAGGAACGCTTCCGGGATATTGCCACCCCGCCCGAAGGGTACACCCTGGTGGAGTTCGATGCGGCTGGGCAGGAGTACCGCTGGATGGCCATCGCTTCAGGTGACCCGGCGATGCAGCACCTGTGCATGGAGGGCGAGGATGCCCACACCTACATGGGCGCACAGATCGCACGGCGGGATTACACTGAGCTACGCGCTGCCTACGCAGCCAAAGACAAGGATGCTGGATCAGCACGACAACTAGGTAAGGTGGCTAACTTGTCTTGTGGCTACCGTACCTCAGCAGGCAAACTGCGTGTTGTTGCGCGGGTGAACTACAACCTGCCTATGGAACTGCCCGAAGCCACACACATCCGCGAGACGTACCTGCGAACGTACCCCAACGTGCCCAAGTATTGGTCGCGGCAGATCGAACGGGTCAAGCGGCTGGGATATGCCGAGACCTTCGCAGGCCGTCGGGTTCAGGTGCCGGGTAGCTGGGTTGGCGACGGGGCATGGTCGCGTGAGTCCACAGCCATCAACTACCCTATCCAGGGTACAGGGGCTGACCAAAAATATCTGGCACTGTCTGTACTGCGGGGGTACATTGTCAAGCATGGCATCTACTTCGCGTGGGAACTCCACGACGGGCTGTACTTCTACGTTCCTACAAAGATTGTAGATAAAGTCATCCCCGAGATGCGCTATCTGCTGAACAACTTGCCGTACAAAAAAGCCTGGGGGTTCGAGCCACCCATCCCCCTGCCATGGGACTGCAAGGCCAGTGACAAATCGTGGGGCCAACTGAGAGAGGTTAAGGTATGAGTATCATAGACGAAGAACTGAAAGAGCTTGCCGCGTCAGCATTGCTTAACGCATTTTGGACCAGCTTTAGTGCGCTGGTGGACAGATATTTGGCTGCGTCCTCCGGACTTGATATTGCAGTGCAGGAGATGCGGATGGGCGAGATGACCAGTATCTATGGACGAGCTACCGGTGCAGACGTAGCAGATGTAGTGCTGAGCATTTGGTCGCAAAACACAGACGAGGCACCTAGTAGCACCACAGGGTTCTCTACTCTACTGGGTGCTCTCGAATACCCCTATGCCAAAGAGATATATTTGCAGGGGGAGGAGGTATTCGAGCGCCGCAATGGTGAGTGGTACTTTACAGGAGAGTAAGTCATGATCCAAGACACCGCAGCACACGCACCCCCCGAGGTGTACTTCGTCCACAAGACATCCGGCGCCCGGTTCAGGGTGGTTGCCCGTGACACAGCGGAAGGCACGATCACGCTGGAAGGCGAGTACGGCACGTTCACCGAGAAGTACGACAAGGAACTGTTTGCCAAGAACGGCTACGCATTGGAGCGGCGGTGATGCAACCGTTCCCCTGGAGCTACAGTTCACTCAACACCTTCGCCACCTGCCCCGCGCAGTATCACGCGCTCAAGGTTACCAAGACAGCAGCGGATGTGAAGGGTGAGGCGGCACGGTACGGCGACTTTGTCCACAAGCAGTTCGAGAACCGCCAGCGTGACGGCACGCCACTCCCCGCAGACCTGGCCCACCATGAAGGGTACATGCAGGTTCTGGCGGGGCTGCCGGGTGAGCGACTGATTGAGGGTAAGCTGGCCATCGACAGAACCTTGCAGCCCTGCAAGTTCTTCGACCGGTATGTGTGGGCCAGGGGCATCATCGACTTTGCTGCCATCGATGGCGACACCGCGCAGATCGTGGACTACAAGACCGGCAAGCGCCTACCCACGCCGGACCAGATGAAGCTGTGCTCCCTGTTGGTGTTTGCTACCTACAAGCAGGTGAAGAAGTGCAGTTGCGCCTACTACATGACACAGTTACCAGAAGGACAACGACTGGTTACACACAGTTTCCACAGAGAAGAAAGCGCGAAGCTGTGGCAGAAGTTCGTACCTAACTTGGTACAGTATGTAGAGGCGTTCCATACGGACATCTGGCAAGAGCGTCAGTCTGGCTTGTGTCGTGGGTGGTGTCCGGTTAAACAGTGCGCCTACTGGACACCTAAGCCCAATGCATGATATAGTGAATGAAGCTGGGGTCAAACGGGAAGTAAAGAAACTACTGACCAAGCACGGCTGGTACTACTGGATGCCCTCAGCCAATGCGTTCGGGACTTCAGGGATCGCCGACTTCAACGCGGTACGGGATGGTAAGTTCCTCGCCATCGAGACCAAGTTCGGTAGTAACAAACCCACCGCGTTGCAGCGGAGATTCCTGGACAGTATCGCCGAGCACGGCGGGCTGGCGGTGGTAACCACCGAACGGACCCTGGGTGATTTGGAAGTTTTGCTTCAATTGTTGGACGATCTGTAGCTGTATTGGAGAGTCGAGTATGCGACACACCATCTGCACATGCGAAGCCTGCCCCGATCCGCACCAGCCCATGACCGGAGAATGCTACGGGCACAACCTGGCCGACTGCCCGTCTCAGATCGTGATCCCTGACCCCTACGGCACTGGGGATAGGTGGTATCGGTGGGTCGATCATGGCTGCAAACTGAAACCTGGAACGAGGATCGCGGAATGAATCCAACGACAGAGCAACCGCCAGCAGATCTAAGATGTTGCGGGAACTGCAAGCACTGGCAAAAAAAGGCATACATCCACTGCCAATGTAGCGGGCCGTGGGGAGGCGATATTGTCGGCGACAAGAACTGCACATTCAGGGCGAAGAAAGCGCGCCGCGATATGCAAACACGATCTATCGCAGCGGTAGAAACCGTTTGATCTGTCGCACGGTGTCTGGTTTTATGCGCTGAATATTTGGAGGCTCGATGAAACTAACCGAACTAGAATCTGCGTGGAATGCGCAAGCGGACGCACTCAGTGTAGGGTTAGAATCCCTACCGAAGCCGTTGCTGCTTCGCCGGGTAATGCCAGACGACTACCGGTATGGCGATGTGTATGGCTATACGGGCAAACAGATGCTGGCGTACGCTAAGCGGTGTGTCGCCGCTGAACGTGCGGCCTTTGATGCCTACGCGGCGGCGCCCATAGCAGAGAACGCCAGCACGAATTCCTGGCAACCAATCGAGACAGCACCGAAAGACGGCAGCAGAATACTGCTTGCAACACCTACAGGTAAAATATCGGACGGTATGTGGTCGCTCCAATACCGCGTATGGTCATGGCCTTACGTAATGGTAGAACCAACGCACTGGATGCCAGCACCGGAGCCGCCGAAATGACCACGCTTAGGATCGGCAAGCTGATCTACTGTAGCACCAAGATCAGGCACGACTTGGCTATTTTCGACGAACCCGCTAGGCATCTAGCTTGGCGGTTCTGGTGGAGCTACTGATATGACAACGTGCACACGGTGCCAAGGCACAGGGTTTTTGAATCTGCACCAGATACCAGACGATGACCTCGCCTATATTGGTGATGATTTTATTGGTGGTGTCCTGGAATGGATTGATTCACAAACTGAATCGCATGACGTAATCGTGTGCGATTGCTGCGGCGATGGTGATGAATGGTATGGCGAGCCTGGGGAGCACTACGGCCCGCAAGACCCTTCCGGCGATTCTGGACCTTACGCTTACAACGGTGGCTTGTGCGAATGTCATTGAATATTGTGCCAGCAACCAAACAAGACGCCGAATACAAAACCTACGGCAGACGCGCAGGCCGCCCACTGGGCGTCCCCTACGACCCGGCCCGGTGTGTGTACGCCATCTGGAGCGGCGACCAGTGCAGCAGGCGCAACGGCAAAGGGCCGGACGGGCTGTATTGTGGGATTCATGCGAGAAAGTATCGGGAGGAAGGATGACCGGCGATAACGAGACGATACTTCGGCTGATGATTGAAAACACACGGTTGCAGGAAAAGAGCGTATTGCTGGACCGCCTGCTGTTTGAGGTGGCGCGCAAGTTTCCAGACGAAACGCGCTTCGACACTGCACTGCGGTACATACGGCAGGCCGAGGAATGCGGAGTTTCTGTAGCTCAGGAGGACCAGAAATGATCGAGCAATACCAGCACAAAAGCATCGCCGTGTACTCAACCCTGGCCGCTATCGTCACCGCGCTACTGATATGGATCATAGCGAGCACAATGGACTACAACGACGCCCAGCGGGCAGAGATTGAATACTGCCAGCATGTACGCGATGGGCTGTGGCCGGACTACAAAGGCACCTACAACAAAGTGTGCGAGGAGGAATTGTAATGGCAGGTATTGATTACTACTCATGCGATGTGTGCAAGGCGAAAACATTCTGCGACGCCCGGCTTAACTACGACAGGGAGAACTTTCATCCTGTAACGTACAAGCTATGGCCTTCCGGCAATGTCGGATGGATGACAGTGCTCTGCAAGGAATGCGTCGAGGAGTTTCGTGTTGAAGTTGTTCGGGAGGACTCAAGCGATGGCTAACATGGGCTACTGCCGGTTCCAGAACACTCTGCTTGACTTGCAGGATTGCCATCGTGCGCTCGACGGCATGGGCGACTACAAGGCGGAACTGGACGAGGATGAGCTGGAGGCGGCGCTTAAGCTGCTTCGGCTCTGTGAATTGCTGGCTGATGACTATCTTGAGGATCGGTGACAATGACTGACAAAACATTCGACATCATGCTGGACCTGGAGACGATGGGCACTGGCCCCAACGCTGCTATCGTGGCAATCGGTGCGGTTGCGTTCGACCTTCAGGCCGGTACCATCGGGTCCCGATTCTACAGGGTTGTAGACCTTGGCACGTCGGTTGCCGTGGGTGGCGAGATCGACGCGGACACTGTGTTGTGGTGGATGAAGCAGAGCGACGATGCGCGGGCCATGTTCGCCCGAGACGGCGCAGCATTATCTGAGGCACTGGCAGATTTCTCATTGTGGCTGAGTGCGCATGGTGCGCCTGACAATGTGCGCGTGTGGGGTAACGGCGCGGCTTTCGACAACGTGATCCTGTCCAGCGCATACCGCAGTTCGTCACGCACGCAGCCTTGGAGGCACTGGAATGACCGCTGTTACCGCACCGTCAAGTCCCTGTACCCTGACGTGACGCTGGAACGTGTCGGCACACACCACAACGCGGTCGATGACGCCGAGAGTCAGGCGCGCCACTTGATCGCTGTGCTTGGAGGACAAGCGCAATGAGCAGCAACTACATCCCCCCCGCATGGCCGTCCACGATTGAGCGTGGGGTACAGGCGTCGTACCGGTTGAGCAGTGACTTGGATGGGCGGAACGCCAACGTAGAGCAGCGGACCCGCGCCGGTGAACGCTACCACAAACGCAAGCGGACCCGCGCCGGTGAACGCTACCACAAACGCAAGCGGATGCGCGAAGCTGCCCTGGTTGAGTCAATCGCCACACACGGTATCAAGTAGCACATATTCGCTGGACCCCACAATGATCGCAGTTGACGTACCCTCAAAGAGCTTACTGCTGCAACACACAGACCCGCTCACATTGCGTAGCCTGCTGAAGCACAGCAAAGTGCTGGACCACGAGCAGTACAACCTCGCCGTGCGCCATTCGCTGGAAGCCACAAAAGTGTTGCGCAACCTGGGCGTCGCTGCACCCGCGCCGATCAAGTACCACTACCGCTGGCCGGGGAAGTTCAAACCGGGCGCGCATCAGATTGTGATGGCCGAGTTCCTGACGTTGCATCGGCGGGGGTTCAATCTGAGCGAGATGGGCACAGAGAAGACCGCAGCGGCACTGTGGGCGGCGGACTGGTTAATGGAGAACAAGCACATCCGGAAGGTGTTGATCGTCGCACCACTGTCCACGTTGGAGCGGGTGTGGCTGTCTGAAATTTTTGCGGTGTTGATGCACCGCCGCGCCGGCATCGTGCATGGGTCGCGTGAGTATCGGCTGGACATGCTGCGCATGGACATGGACTTCTACATCATCAACCCCACCGGGCTGGCTATCGACTCGGTGCGCAAGGCGATCACGGCGCGTGGCGACATCGACCTGGTGATCGTGGACGAGGCGTCCACCTACTGCAACGCCAGCACCCGACAATACTCCGCGCTGGCCAAGCTGCTGCAACCCCAGCAACGCCTGTGGCTGCTGACCGGAACGCCCTGCTCCAACGCACCCACCGACGCCTGGGCGCTGGCCAGACTGGTCTCACCCGAGCGGGTTCCCAAGTATTTCGGCGCGTTCCGACAGCAGACCATGCAGCAGCTTACCCAGTACAAGTGGTCGCCCAAGCCTGACTCGACGCGCATCGTGTACGAAGCCCTGCAACCCGCTGTTCGGTTTCGCAAGGAAGATTGCAAGGACTTGCCACCCGTCACGGTGTCGGCACGGGACTGTCCGTTGACCACGGAGCAGACCAAGGCACTGAACGCCATGCGCAAGGAGATGCAGGTCGAGCTGCGCACCAAGCAGATCACCGCTGTTAACGCAGCGGACACCATCACTAAGCTAAGGCAAATATTATGCGGCTCGGTGCGTAACCCACTGACTGATGAGTATGTCCAGCTTGACCACGCACCTCGACTGGGTGTGCTCATGGAGTGCATAGCCGAGGCAGCCGCCAAAGTGTTTGTGATTGTACCTTTCAAAGGCATCATCAATGTGCTTGAAAAAGAAGTAAGCAAGGTGTACAGTGTTGGTGTGCTGAACGGTGACGTGTCTGTTGCCAAGCGTAACGAGATCATCGTCAACTTCAAGACACAGACGGACCCGCATGTGCTGCTGTGCCACCCGAAAGTGATGTCCCATGGGTTAAACTTGACGGAGGCGGACATGTGCATCTTCTACGCTCCGATCTACAGCAACGACCAGGCGCAGCAAGTGGTCGAACGGTTCAACCGGTCAGGGCAGACACGCCCCATGACCGTCATCCGGATCGGTGGGCACAAGCTGGAGTGGGACATCTACAAGCTGATCGAGTCCCGGCGGCTGGGCCAGCAGCAAGTGTTGGATATGTACAAAGACATCGCCCTGGGTGGGGCGTCAACGTAGCTTAGGAGGTATCGTGGACATCGAAAAAATCGTGGCGGTGTATGTGAAGATCAGGGATGAAAAATCCCGCGTCAAACAAGAGGCCGACAAGCGGTGCGCCGAACTGCAAGCCAAGCTGGCCCGGCTCGAAGCGGAGATTCAGCGTGAGCTGAACCGCTTGAACGTGCAGTCTGTCCGCACCGGATCGGGTACGGCCTTTCAAAAACTGGAGATCAAGCCGAGCTGCAAGGACTGGGGGATGTTGGATGCCTGGGCGCAAGCCGAGGGGGTTCCCCCGTCGGAAGTGTTTGAGAAGCGACTATCGCGGAAATTTGTGACAGACTACATGGCCGCGCATGATGGCGAGACCCCCGCCCCGGTGACTGTCCACCGAGAACTCACGGTGCATGTGCGCCGTGGTGACTGAACAACCCTACACTATTGCTGGAGCTTTTTGTATGTCAGACCTGACGATTTTTTCTGCCGGTACTACCCCTGTCCCCGCGCACATCTCCGGGTTTCTGGATCAGACCGAGACCAACCTGGTCGAACGCAACCGCGTCCCCACACTCAACTACGCCGGCAAGGTATGGTCGATCTCACTGGCCGATGGGTCACGCACCAACCTGACAAAGCGTAACGATGACGGGGATGTCGAGCCGGTACAGACTTTGCGTGTGGTCGTGATGGACTACGCCAAACACCGTGGCCGCGCGTACTATGAGGGCGCGTTCGACCCTGAGAAAACCACCATGCCTGCCTGCTGGAGTGATGATGGTGAGCACCCCAACGCGCAAGTGGAGTCACCCAAAGGGTCAGCCTGCCGCACCTGCCCGTTCTCTGTGAAGGGGTCAAAGATCACTGAGGCAGGCAAGCCGGTTACGGCGTGCTCGCAGCACCGCAACATTGTCGTGCTCCCGCTGGTGGGAGGGATGGCCGTCCCACCGCTCAAGGTCAAGCTGGCCATCACCAGCCTGTTCGACAAGCAGTCACCCGAGCTGGAGAAGCAAGGCTGGCGCGCGTTCGAGAACTACGTGGACTTCCTGCGCGGCAACGGCGCCAAGCACACCGCCACCATCGTGACCAAGATGAAGTTCGACCCGAACGCCAACTATCCGAAGGTGATCTTCTCTGCCGAACGGTGGCTGGAGCCGAACGAGCTGGAAGTGGTCAAGGCGCGGATGGAAGATGGCTCGGTCGCATCGCTGTTGGAAGTCGATGTTGCCACGTCAACGCCTGCACTGCCGCCCGCAAGTCCGGCAGTTGAGACGGCTGTGGTCGAAGAAGCGCCTGCTCCAGTCGCCACAACCAAGCCGGCAACCAAACCGGCAACCAAACCCGCCAAGCCCAAGCCTGCTCCCGTTGTAGCAGCGCCTGTGGTGGAGGAAGAACAGGAGGAACTGTCGTTCGAGCTGCCCGCCGCTACACCTGTACCGGCACAGGCTGCCGAGTCCACGGAGATTCCGAAAGAGCTGCAAGACCTGCTGTCCGAATGGGACGACTGATCCCGTTGCTGTAATGTAGCATGGCTACGCACTGGTGCCCCCGGTGCGTAGCCTGTAGTATCTTGTGTGCTCTCTAGGGATTCGCCGTGAATGTAGCGCAATTTTTGCGGGCTGTTTGGCCTGCCACTGGATACTTCGCTCTGGCGATCCCGTGGGTTCCACCGGGCGCAGGCACGGCACTATTTGTTCACAAGGTTGTACAGTCCCACGAAGAAGCCATACAGACTGCCGAGAAGCTGAAGGCATCGGACGACGTGTACTTTTGCGTGCAGTCCTTGATCGAGCCGCGCGTCTGGAATCCGAAGAAAAAGAACCGCAAGACCGGCGAGGCGGGTGCATGGGAGGTGCGTACCCAGCGCAACATCGCCGCTGCCAAGTGCGTCATGATGGACATCGACGTTGGCGCCGACCCGCACAAGTACAGCACCCAGCGCGACGCGATAGTCGCCCTCAAGAATTTCACCACAGCCGTCGGGCTGCCGGCACCCTTCATCGTGTCATCGGGTGTGGGACTGCACGTCTACTGGCCGTTCACGGTTGAGATACCTACAGCGCGCTGGGCGCCCATCGCGTCCAAGCTGAAGTCACTGGCTGCCGAGCTGGGGTTGATGGTAGACCCGTCACGCACCGCCGACTCCGCGTCGGTCATGCGCCTGCCTGGCACGCTACACCACAAGGGCGCTCCCCGTCCGGTCACAATCCTGCGTGAGGGGGTTTGCACCCCGGCAGCAGATATCGAGACGAAGATTGACGAAGCCCTGGCACGCTGCGGCGTCGCCGTGCAGATGCCAACCAGACCGCCTGCACATCTGGATGGGTTTGCAGACAACACCAACCTGCACAACACCCCTCCGCCAGGGATCAAAGCGGTACTGCTGGCGTGCCCGCAGATGCAACACGCCATGGCCAGCGCAGCCAACCTGCCCGAACCTCTGTGGTACGCGGCGCTGGGGCTGATCCGCCACACCCGCAACGGGTACGAGAACGCCCACAAGTTCAGCGCCAAAGACCCACGCTATGTCGCGTCTGAGGTGGAGACCAAGCTGGGCAACTTGGCTGCGCAGGACATCGGCCCTACTACCTGCACCAAGTTCGACTCCCTGAACCCAGGCATCTGCGGCACCTGCCCACGGTGGGGCAAGATCAAGTCGCCCATCGTCGGGGCGAAGTACACCGACCACGCACCCGCGCCCACCGTACCTGCACCCGGCGGCGCACACCTGCCGCCCATCGTCATCCCGACAGCACCACTCCCGTACAAGCGCCTGGCATCCGGGGTGTACGTCGATATCACGGTGAAGCCCAAGAAGGGGGACGACCAAGAGATCGAGTTGTCGGAAACCATCAAGCTGCTGGACCACGACTTCTACCCAATCAGGCGATACCGCGACCCCTTCCGCATGACCGAGACGCATGTGTGGTGCGCCGTGCTGCCACTGGTCGGGGCTATGGAAATACACTTACCTGCCGAAGCGATGTACGATATCAAGAAGCTCAACCTGCTGCTGTCCAACAACGGGGTATTCGTCTCGCAGTCTGCGGTCAACATGGTAGGACATTACATGGTGGCGTACATCAAACTACTGCAACGCAACGCGATAGCCGAGACGGTCTATGGTGCCTTGGGCTGGACCGAGAACATGGAAGATTTCGTGCTGCCCCACAAGGTAATCTGTGCGGATGGAACCACCCGCCGGCCAACGATGGACCAAGGCTCGCAACGAACAATCTCCGCCGTACACTCGGCGGGGCAGATGGATATCCAGCGCGACCTGCTCAAGTTCTTCAACCACCCGGAGTACGCCCCCAACCAGTTCGCCATCTGCGCGGCCCTGGGTGCGCCACTGCTGTACATGACCGGGCATCACGGTGTCATCATCAACATGTCCGGCAAGCCGGGCGCGTCCAAGTCCACCACTCTGTACACCGGTGCGGCGCTGTGGGGTCACCCCGAGAAGATGGTCATCAACGGTACGTCGCAGGGTGCAACCGCGCAGGCGCGCGAGAATCGCATGATGATAATGAGCAACCTGCCGCTGGCCGTGGATGAGATCACCCGGATGCCGCCGCGCGCGATGGCTGACATGGCGATGGGTGTTACCCAGTCCGAAGGCCGGCTGCGGCTGGACACCACGGGTACCGAGCGCAAGACCCTGCAAGGTAGCAAGTCCACCATCATGCTCTGCACAGCCAACACTAGCCTGTACTCCGCACTGGCGTCTGACCGGGCGGACAGTACCGCCGAGTCGGTGCGGGTGTTCGAGATGCTGTTCGCCCCCCAGCAGGTCCACACCAAGGCGCAGGCCGACACTTATCTGGCAGAGTTGAAGGAACACTATGGGCACGTCGGCGAGGCGTTCATCACCTACGTCGTCACCCACCGGCAAGAGGTCCAGCAGCGCGTGCGCGGCATCATGCAGTCCATCGACACCCGCATGAACATCTCGGGCGGTGAGCGGTTCTGGTCGGCGGTGGCAGCGGTGGCCTGTGCAGCCTGTGAGATCGGCGCCGAGCTGGGGCTGCTACCCTACGACGTGCGCACACTGTGGGCGTGGTTGAGCCGGGAACAGATACCCTTCATGCGCTCGGCGATGGCCGACCAGTACCTGAGTCCGGTGAGCATCCTCGCGGAATACCTTGAGAGCATCAACGCCAACATGCTGGTGTTGCAGACCAGTTCCCCGGCGGTCTCGATGAAGTGGCAGTCCAACATGCCCACGATCATCCGCCAACCTACCAGCACGCAACTGCTGGCACGGCATGAGATCGACAAGGGGCTGATGTGGGTCCAGAAGAAAGGCTTCAAGGACTACTGCGTCCGGCTCGGACACAACTACACCACGATCACCCGCACCCTGATCGACGACAAGATCATCTCGGCCAAAGCCATTCAGAAGGTACTGGGTGCCGGGACGGACTACGCCAAGGGGCAGAGTAGCTGCATGCTGGTCAACATGTTCAACACGTTGCTGAGCGGTGAGCTTGCCGCCGCCGAGAAGCTGCGCAGTCCGGATAGCAAGGTAATCACCTTCCCGCCGCAGGGCAGTACCAGTGGCCAATAACTCGTGGAAGCCCGGCAAACCTGCCACCCTGGTGCCACTGGGCAACATCGACCTGGCCACCCAGTGGGGGCCCTACGCCCGCCGTGCGTTGTCTCAGCTCGCCCAGCAGGGTGACTTCCGCCGCAAGATGATCGTCCCGGCGCCGGGTATCGTCATTCATCTGGAGACACGGGGCGGTATCCCACGCATCATTATTGAGGCCGGCGGCAGTTTCTGGTGGTGGGCCTATCTCAATGGGCCGCCTGGCGGGCTGCCTGTCAACGAGCGGTTCGCTACTATCGTGGCTGCGGATGTCCCCGGCACGATCAGGCAGCCAGACACGCCGGTCAGTGTTGCCCAGTTGTACGGTGCGCGCGAGATTTTCAACGGGCCAATGTGGCTGGTAGTCAATACACCGCACGTCGTGAAACTCAAGAATATGCTGCGGGTTGCGGTGTATGAAGGCCACACCGACTTGTCGCTGGATGAGTTCTATCTGCGTCTGGGTACTGTCTTGGATAACGGACAGCCAGCACAACCGCAAATGTTTTACGATCTGGTGGTACCTCTTCCGGATGCGGATCATGGCGATCCGCCGCCGCAAGTGGTGCGTGGCGACGGCCCTAGTGCACACCCCTTCTTTTTCAGCTCCGAGTGGGCTGTACTAATGCGCAACTTCAGTGTGGCGCCTTTTGTAGACGTGCCAATATGGGTGCGAGGTAGATACCCTACAGCGGACGATCCTACTGTCGAGTTGGAAAGGCTCGATGACCTGCTGTTGGACTACAACGGTGCCATGACTGCCGGCCTGCCTGGCCCGAATCCTGGTGCCGGCGATACAATCCGCAGGATCGCGGCTGACTTGAACCTGTGGCAGGGTAGTGGTTCGTTTGACCCAGAGAATCCTCCGGATCCAGAAACGCCTGCCGACATGGATTTCTACTACGTGGTACTGGCAGAGACCGAAACAGAAATTCCCGACATCCCTGGGGAACCTTCTCCGTTGTACCAGCAGGCACCGGTGCTAATCCGCCGCAGTATTCTGGACCCGGAAACAGATGTAATGGCAACCGCATGGCTGCTCGATGAATACGTGCAGACGCGAGCCAGCCCGACGCTATTCTCAGTGCAGGAGTACCAGGGTAAAGTGTGGTTGCTTTTCGGTCGCTACGTGCGGAGGTTCCTGCCGCCGGCGGTTGAGTTGGACCGCGACTGGTACTTCGATCAGTACGTAGTAGACAAAACAACTGGCGAGCTACTGTACACGCAGCTTGACTGCGGTGTGCGCGTCTGGACGGTTACCGACAGCGGCATCTTCGGCTACACCATGCCGGAGGTAACATTCTCGGACTACTCCGACTACAACGGCCAGCAAACCGCCAAGATGGCGCATGTGAAGTGGCAGCTAGGCAAGTACCAGTTTGACGAGAACGAGCCCATGAAGCTGGTGCCGGTCTTGGACGCGAATAACGATCCTGTAGTATTGCTGGATTTCGTGTCGGACATTCCTGCTTTTTTGAAAGATAGTTCCGGTATTCTTATAGGCTACACCGACTTGTCCGTTGTAACAGACTTACTCAACCACCTGATCTTCAGGAGTGCATGACGGATTGTAGATACTGTTCCAGCATAAGGGGACTTACGTCGCCGCCGAGATAGTTGTGGTGCCGATGCCCACCAGCGAGCTGAGGGCAGCCTGGGCCATTGCTCCGTAGACTTGTGCTGCCGCACCTGCTGCGCGTACTTTGGCGTCTATACCCTTGTAGAAGGCGTCCAGGTTCATCTCACCAGTTTTCAGAATATTCTCGGTGACCTGGAACGGAACGCGCATGGCAATCTCATCGCGCTGCAACCGTGCCCGGTACAGGTCTGCTGTAGCCGACATCAGTGCAGCCTTGGCCTGGGCTTCCTGGTTGGCAATGTTCACCGCCGAGTCAAACCCATTCGTGATGGCCCGGATGTAATCGGCTGCGGTGGCAATGGCGCGCAGGCGGGTATCCACCACTTTCTCCACCGCGAAGCGAAGGTTCTCCAGCTCGATCTCGGCCTGCTTGATGGCTACGTCCCGCGACTGCTCTTGCAGTTTCCCCAACTGCTCGAAGCGGTTGGCTTGCAGCAGCTTGGTCATCGCCCCGGACGGCAGCGAGTACCCCCGCTGGGAGAACTGGATCAGGGTCTGTGAGTCGGCACGGGCACCTTCGGCAATGACACGATCACGCCCCCGTTGCCATATCTGATTCTCCACCGCTGGGTTAATCCCAGTCCCACCGTTGGTAATGGTGTTGATGAGCCAGTCCATGCCCTCGTCGTACCCATCGGTGTTCAGTGGGTAGTAGATGGTGAAGAACTCGGCCAGCTTGTCAATCATCAACTGAACCAGGAAGTCGCGCTGCGCCTCATAGGTGGTGGTGGTATTCTCGATATTCGGCACGTCAGGCTCAAGCGCCGCCAGTGTGTACACCAGAGGCGGCGCTGTGACCGCTGCGTAACCATTCGCCGCAGCAACAGCCTTCGACGCGGATATATCCGCCGCACCCGCCCACAGGCCAGCCGCACTCGTGGCGGTACCGATTACGCGGTCAACTACTTGTTCGGGACTGGCCATCAGATCCTCCGGTCTCGCACCACGGGCAGCAAGGTGATGTCCGCCACGTCGAAGTCATCTCCGTTCTGGTTCATCAGCTCGAACTCCCAGTATACGCCTCTCGCGCCGCGCCCAATATCCACACGATGGTTGGTCAAGGTGTCACTGGACGTGCGGGCCTTGTAGTAGCGTGCTACACCATCCACGTCCACGCGCATGACCAGCGCGCCGTCTGCCGCAGCGCCGATGTACACAGAGGGGACATGCTTGACAGACTGGATGCCCAGCGTGGAGCGCACAAACGCCGCGAACGCGTCAATGGGGGAACCCGCGTCGGTATTCCCCTCTAGTTTGTAAATCCCGTCATTGGCCACGCCGTAGTAATCGTCCCCTCGACGGAAGAAACTGTTGAAACCATAGTCCTCATACTGCGCGGAAGCGGACGTGTCCATGTTCACCACCCACACCGCAGCGTTCGATGGCAGGTCAGCGCCTGTCAGTGCCCGCAAGGATTGCAGCGAGCTGACCGACAGATTGCCCAATAGCGTCAGCGCGTAGGTGCCAGACAGCGCCAGCGAGGTGCTGGACGACATAGTGGACAGCAACGACAGGAGCTGCACCCGCGTCAGTGCGACAGTACTGGTCAGCGTGCCGTGGCTGTTGAGCACCAGTACCAGGTCGGTGTGCATGGCCAGCGTCGGCGCCTCAAACAGCCATGACACCATCATCAGGGTGTCTTCCGGCCACCACGGCGGGTTGGAGATCATCCCGAAGCGCAGTATCAGCTCCCACTCCCCTTGGCCGTATTCCACGCCTTCCTCGGCACCGATCATGGCGAACGCCGGCAGTGACCAGGCACCCTCACCCCAGTCCTCACTCAGCCCTGTCCCCCACAGACTCCACGGCGGTAGTACCCAGAACCCCTCGTCGGAGACGGAGGGCACATACTCCTGTTCCTGCCCTGACAGGGTGAAGCGCGGCAGTACCCATGTGCCAGTGCCTGGCGCGTCGTAGTCGGCAGCCGACCAGAGAAACTTGGGTAGCGTCCAAGTGCCCGAGCCGAACCCGGTCGGGAACACATCCAGCGTGAGTGACAGTGGGAATGTTACATCTATCGCCTTGGCACGGTTGGGGTGCAGCTCCAGGCCCAAGGTAACCGGCATGATAGCCGCCGGCTCCGTGCCTATCGCTAGGTCCAACGTGATATCGAACGCCACGCGCGGCTGTACCCTGGCCGAGAGGCCCATCTGCACAGGGACCAACACGGACGCTTCCGTGAGCGTAATGCCCGCAATGGCAGCGTTGTCCACAGCGTCCAACGCCGAGTACAGCAAACCATACCCGCCAACTGTTGCTGTGGCATGGATAGGCGGCTGCGGGCTGGCGACCAGAGACCTGCCCAGCGCATGGTAGTACACCTGCCCAGTCGCAGAGCGGATGATGCGCAGGGTCGTGTCCGGGGTGTTTGCCGTCAGCAATGCGCCACTGACACCCTGCTCGAAGATGCGCACGCCAGAGGCATCGACCATCAACCCGTAGCGGTAGGAGCTGGGAGTCGTTGTGTTCTTGTTTACAGCGTCCAGCCCCACGAACACGGCGTAGCTTCCGTAGCGGACCTTGAACTCGACATAGCTCCCCGCCGGCACGTCCCCGATACTGTCTGCCGCACTGTTCCACTGGCGGTCGTAGCTGATGGCAATGACGGCTGGCGTAGGGGGTATGGCTGGGGTAGGAGGTACTGCCGCTGTTGCAGGTATGGTGTGGTATACAGGTGTGTACCCCCCGAAATAGTACGCGCCGTCGATAGGGGCTCCGGCTGCCAGCGAATCAGTGCCTGGGGATGTGGTAGAAATTATCGGAACATACTCGACTACCGTTCGCGCTGGCTGCGCGGGTATGCCTGGAGTACCCGGTGTCCCCGGAATCGCCTCGGAGATGACATCGTATACCAGCGGCTTGACTAGGGCACTCACCTAAATCTCCACGCACCGGCGGAAGTTTTTCCAAAAGCTAGCGCTAGCTAGTGAAAACGCAACACCAAAACCGGCTCCCGATGGCAACTCAATTGTATCACTGAACTTTGTGCCTAAGCCTGTAGAACTGCTGAACGGATACGCAGAGATGCCGGGACTTGAATAGTTTGCAACAGCAATGGCATCCCCATCAGGTGAAAAGGCAACACCATATCCAGCTATAGTTGGCAATGTAGCGGGATCGGCAAACTTGGTGCCAAATCCTGTAGTGATATTAAATGGGTACACTGAAATGCATGGAGCTGATTCATGCGCAACAGCAACAGCATTGCCGAGCGGCGAGAAAGCAACACCTTCTCCGATACCTGTCGGCAATACGGCAGGGTCGGCAAACTTCGCACCAAAACCTGTACTACTGTTAAACGCGTACGCCGAAACATAGGGGCTTAACGAATGCCCTATAACGATAGCATCTCCTGCTGGCGAGAAGGCAACACTATATCCTGAGTCCGCCGGCAGGGTGGCAGGGTTGGCAAACTTAGCCCCAAACCC